GACGCGACCCAGTCAATCACAAACGTCCAGGGTATTGCAGCCCAGATGATCCGAGGGTTAAGGTTAACCCCAAGACTGTCTAGGAGTGCAAGAAATCGAGCATGCTCGATCTGGAACTTCGTATAATTATAATTATAACGAAGTTGGGCGTGGAACACTGAAGGCTGGGGGTACACGAATCGTTCGAATGAAGAATCGCCTGCAATTGGGATTGGTATTTGAGGCCAACCCAACGGCACGCGTTCGACAATTTCGTAACTATTCGACTGTCCCTCCATCCAGACAAAGTTAAAGTGCTTTGTTTGGACCCTTCCGGAACGATTGATCAGACTACGAATAGTCTGCTCAGATCGCTGAATAGCGGTATAAATACCAACTATGTCAGATATCATCGGTGCGATGTTAAACTTATATTGTAAGTAATCATCGGCCGATGTGCGGAGTATTTCTTTGAGAGACATGTTCTTAACGTATGCTTTATTGAAAAGTATACGAAAAGCTTGCTTGTTCTCCCAGAGAAATTTCGGTACCGACTTTAAGTCTTTCAACTCTAAAATAGTGTTGACGAGACTTAATTCAGACTTAATGAGCGGTAGCATAACGTTTAATGAACGTTGCTGCAGCACATCAATGTCATGGGGCGCGGGCACGAAGCCGTTGTCCAGTCGACGATCGAAATATGGCAGGAGGCCCTTATTGAGCTTTCCTGCCTCTCCGTATGTACCTAGATAACCAAAGTACACAAGACCCGTATAACCGACGTGGAAGCGTGGGTAGCTATCTACCCAAGCAGTACACCTCAGTTGATGGCCAATCTTGTGTCCTGATTGGAACCACTCGGACGGTGTAGGACTCGAGATTTTATAATGCTCGACATCCTTCCACTCAGTCCGATTACCTGTAGAGTTAGGCGTTAGCTCCTCGTAGACCCGCTCATAATCTGAGTAGGCTAGAGGAACGTCGAACTCTCCAGTGTAAGGGCCGCTAAACAAGTTGCTAAAATGCACCAAGTCAACGGCACCAGGCTCTTTAATCGATCTAGATACTGTTTGCATACACATGGATGCTGAACCGTTCGGTTCAACTTGAGGTTGCGCACCAACAGGG